CAGCCTTGCTGTAGTTGCCCGAGGACGCAGCCTTGCTGGAGTAGCCCGAGGACGCAGCCGTGCTGGAGTCGCCCGAGGACGCAGCCTTGCTGGAGTCGCCCGAGGACGCAGCCTTGCTGGAGTAGCCCGAGGACGCAGCCGTGCTGGAGTAGCCCGAGGACGCAGCCGTGCTGGAGTCGCCCGAGGACGCAGCCTTGCTGGAGTAGCCCGAGGACGCAGCCGTGCTGGAGTCGCCCGAGGACGCAGCCGTGCTGTAGTTGCCCGAGGACGCAGCCTTGCTGGAGTAGCCCGAGGACGCAGCCTTGCTGGAGTCGCCCTTGTCTTTCTTCTCCGCTTCCTTATAAAAATCATCAAAGCCGCTCGTTGCTATGCGGAATACATCAGCGAGTGCTTCGATTTCTAGTTCTGCTTGGTTTTTGATCGTTTCGTTAGTCATTTCTCTCTCCTCATCAGTTAATCATTGATGCGCTTAAACCACATATAAACGATATAGTCAATGATTATATTTAGAATGGGACTGTATCCTCAAAATCAAAATCACCGGAAGCCTTGGCCAACGCAGTCTTACGTTCAGTCTTGGCCACTTGCTGTTCGTCGTTTAGCAAGAAATCAGCGATACCATTTTTATCCGGATAGAAAGTCCCATCTTCTTTCTGCGCACCTTTTTGGATGTTCAGTTTTGCTTTGCCGGTTTTGCCAATCAGATCATAATCATGAACATTCCCGCTTTCGTATTCAGCCAGCAGCCCATTACCTTCACAAATATGTTTGACCAGCCATAGATTCCATTCGCCGAGCCATACGCGAATAGTTTGCGCTTCTCCGGCTGCGTTATAGACATCGACATCGGCCTCGATCATGTCTTTGCCTTTTTTACTCAGCTTCTCGGTTGCCGATTTGATTTCGTAATCAACAACAGAATTCGCAGGCCAAACGAATTTGTTTTTGCGTTCGGTTTCTTCTTGTTGGAAATCTGCGTCAGTTTTGGGGGTGAATTGCATGGTTATTTCTCCGTTTGTTTAGAACCTCAGTTCTGGTTTCAATATAATTATTTATATCAATTACTTTATTTCTCTTAATCTTTTTGGGTTGGACATCTTTGATTAAAATATCCAGCAAGCAAGACCTGTCGATATCATTCATGGCTATTAAATGATCGCCAATCTTAGCCCGAATATCCCATAACTTCGATTGGTTAGTCATGGAATACACAACTATAGTAAATCCCGGAGTATATGATGCTTTTGCAAAACATACATGCTTCTCATGTCTGAATAATACCTTTGTTTCTTTCGTAAAATGATTGGTTTCGAGAAATATTTTCCAGCCCTCATAAAGCAACCATTGAATATTTGCTTCAAAACCAATCCATTCTACTTTTGCATCTTTATCTCGCGGCCACTCCACTCTTGTTTTCCAGCGAGTAGCCACAACATCGAAGCATCTGCCGCGCATAGCTAAACCGAGATACCTTTCCGAAGGGCCTTGTTTTCCTCCACGATAGCTTGCTTCTCTGATTCTAAGTCAGTAATTTCAGATAAAATGGCATCCAAGAGCTTTTTGGTTTTAATGTAATCTTCTACTTTTGTATCAATCTTTTTGTCGATTTCTTGAACGGCTTTATCGGTAATTTTGCTAAAAGCGCGGTCAACCGGATTTTTCGGTTGAGGTTTATTGGTGTTTTGCGAATTATCGTTACTCATATTTCTCTCCTTAGGTTAAAATTAATTAGTAGTCGCGGTAATTTTAGATTTAAGAATATTGATGATAAGTTGCATCTTATCGGTGGCCATATCCTCGAATTTTTCTACTCCGCCGACTTTTAGCCATTTGTCTTCCTGGCCTTCGGGGATCTTAACGATGCTGCTAAGATATCTGAATTCTTTAAGCTGATCTTCGGTGGCCAGACATACCGGGGTTGCCTCCTGTTCGATAACATCCTTACCCCATCGCTTAGAAAATTCTTCGTAAGACCAAGGAATATTAGCGCCCTCTGGGAACTGCTCTAGGCGAGATTTGCGAATCAGGGCCATGCGTGCACCGCCCTGCTTGCGTATTTCCATGGTTAGGTCCAATTCGTAGCGAAGCTTGTCCCATCCATCCTCTACAACACCCCTCTGTTCTCCGCCCTCCCAATTGGGTTTAACATGGCAAATTAGAATAACATTCATATCCAGGCTGCCAAGCAGATTTACTAGTTGGCGGGCATATGCCACAGCAGGTTTTTTGCTGGCTCCGAATGCATCTTCTTGCTTCCTTTGTTTCAGGCGTTCTTGCTCATCAGCAATGGCGATGTTGAATAGCTTTGTGAAGCTGTCAATGACAAGTGTTTTGTAGTCATGCTTTTCGGAACGCAAGGCGCGGACTTGTTCAAGGACCTCATCAAAACTCTGCGAACCTTGATCTGGGCCGAAATAAACGCCGCCCGATTTTTCTAATTTGCTGGTGTAGTGGTCATTGGTGGCTCCCCGCTCCACATCAATATAATATACTTTAGGAAAATCCAGGGAGGTAAAAGTTTTCCCCATCCCGGCTTCACCCATAATTAGAATCGCTGGTTTCTTGGGTTCCGCTGTTTTGGGTTTGACCGCTTTAAGCTTACTCATTTTATCCTCCATCAGTGTTTGACAATAGTGTGATTCCCTGCCAAAGTAGCATCATCATCAACACTGTCAAGGTAATAATACATGGATACGAAAAATCTTTTGAACGCCACACAAGCTGCGGAATTCCTTGGCTTGGCGCATCGAACGCAATTTTACCCCGTGAAGGAAAAATATGGCCTCAAGCCCTATATGCGTATCGGTCCGGTTTGGCTTTATTACAAGGCGGATTTGAAGCGGATTAAGATGCAAATCGAATTGGAGAATCGTGGTGCTTGATGGTTCATCTGAATCACAACTCGGGATAGCTTTCGTTAATTTTATGCGCTACGCATTTCCCCATGTTTTGGCTTGGCACACCAGAAACGAAAACGCGACAAATGAAATTCAGGGAAAGATTTTAAAGGATATTGGGGTGCTTGCTGGGGTGCATGATTATTGCCTTATTTGGCCATATCGTAACTTTGCTACACTTGAACTGAAGCGGGCTGCCGTCAAAGCTAAATATTCACCCAAGCAACAAGAATTTGCAGACCGTATGGATATGGTCGGTTTCCCTCATGCAGTGGCTAATTCTCCGGCGACCATCATTGCTGCGTTGAAATCATTTGGGCTTGTCAGCATGTATAAATTCCCGACTTTATCTTCCAGTGAGCAAAATATGAGGATGCAGTATATACATCTAGTTCGGCGCGGGCTTAATCCACCGACGCCAAGAGGATATGAGGAATTTGAGAATCCGTTTGCAGAGGCAGTTGGATTAATCCCTAACCCCAACTAAATTCTCCCCAGCAAAATCCCATCCCGGATTTTTCACCTTACATCTAAAACGACGCTCAGGTTGACCCTTTGCCAGGCCATGATTTGCAATCAGCGATTTCAATTTCTTAAACTCAATGCCGACTTGCTCGGCCACCTGGGCATAGGTATTGCCGCCAAGCAAAAGCAATGTGATTTTCTCCATGGTGCTTTCGTCGCATAAGCGGTTGGCTTGTGGGCCTTTATGGTGTGGGCGCATCACACTATCTCCTTCTTAGCTTTGGCGAGAACATCCTTAAGATTTATCCAAGACGCCATTAACGCTGCACGATTATTCGGATTCTTGCCTTCGTTCATTTGAGAAAACAAGTTAGTCAATTGTCCGTCAAAAGTACCAGCATTGGATATCAACTCATCAAACATCTTTAGTTTGCGTGATTCTGCTCTGGTGTTCCATGATGCCTCCATTGTACCCATATCTCCTTTATACCAAGATGCCTTCACTATCGATTGCCTGCATTGCTTGCATTGAATTGAAACATCGGGATACCCACCATAGATAGGCTTTGACCCACAAAACGGACACTCACGAAGTTTAATCTCTTTATCCATGGTTATTCTCCCTTTTCTTCTCTAGAGCGCGGTGCAAATTCTACATCAGCTTTCCACATATCCCTGGGGTCCATAAAATAATTAATGCTCTTAACTCTATAGCGCGTTGTATCACCATCTTGGTGCGCGAGAATCAGATAGTCTCCATCTTTAATGCCACGACCCCAGCCAATCATACTGGCCTCTAGACCATCATTTCGCGGATTAAAATTATAGTCGTGTCCTGGCCCACGTAATGTATAATCATGGACCACTGCGCCGTCTTTTGATCTACCGGGCGCTGGCAACGTTGATATAAATTTCTTTGCTTGCTGGTGTAAATTCACAATCATTCTCCTTCGCCACGGGCTTTTGAGAGTGCATCGCGAGCCTTTCGACCTATCCGTTTAAAATTAGCCGCAGTTGGCAGATTTTCGCCGAAACTGATAAAGCGTTCTATCTCCTCCAAAGCCTCAACCAAATCATCAATCAATGCTTGCTGGTCTGCTAGCCGCTCAAAACCAATGCCGCCTATGGTCCGGTGGGCCAAACATTCTGAGGCATTAATCAAAACGCCAGTGTTTTCACAAAAAGGCGTCGGCGTGTATTCAGTTTCGGTGGTCATCTCTAAATCTCCATCAGTTGGTGTTATGCGCAAGCTAGTCGAAGCGAAAACGGCTTAAAAATCTCTATTCTTTCGGTTTTCCCGAATTGATTTTTGAATATCTTTTTGTTACCGCGAATATCTACGCTACCGAAACAGAAAATCATGCCGTTTCCGGCGCGTCTAGTCCCGTGCTCCACTGCCTCAGGATCGTAATAAATAACTTTATTCCCCTTCACAGAAGGTTCCACATCGAGTGATTGAGCAGCTTCGTATTCAATCTCCTTAGCATCTATTTTCGCGTTATGTGCAGATACCATTTTCATGGTTTGTGCGTTCATTTCCTTTATTTCTTTACTGATTCCAAATAATCCGAACATCATAATCTCCATCAGTTAAACTCATCTCATTCCCACCTTTTACCCCACGCAATGGAATGGGTCAACAACTATTTTACAGTAGTGTAATTTTTATTGGGAACATTATTTTATTGACATGACGTGCAATCGGTGCGATTAGTGCGACACACCTTATAGGAGGGAATATGAAGGGGCCAAAAAATTACCGCAAGAGAAAAACAACCCTTCCGCCTCCGCAGCCAACAAGCGGGCCTAACATTCGGTTTTATTTCACCTGTGCCGATGAAGAAATGTCGGACTTCATATACCACAAATGTGAATCCCTTGGACTTATGCCGCATGAATATATGCGCTCTGTAATCCGCAATCTCATGAAGAAGTAGCCCATGTCAGCAGCCTTCGAGGATTTCCTGCGAGGGCATGGGTTTATTATTGATCGGCCTATTCCGGCTGACGGTAGAATCTATCGCTTCGCGCATTCAGACAGTAGGCATGACAAGCCGTGCTGGGCTATTCAATTTGAAACTGGCAGGGGCGTCTATGGTGACTGGCGCAAGAATGGTGATTATGAATATTGGGCAGATGCAGAATTAGTCACGCATAAAATAACACCCGACGAACGCCGCGAGATTGAGGCGCGTAAACTTGAGGCAGCACATCGCATTGAAGCCGAACGCGATCAGCATGCTATATTTAATTTGCGCGTTTGGGATGCCATCGAAGAATCAACGACGCACTGTGAATATCTGGAAAAAAAGAAGGTCGGCGCTTTCGGCATTAAAATAGACACGCAAGGCATTGCCTATATGCCCATGCGCGATGTCAGCGGCAAATTCTGGAATTTCCAAAATATCAGTGTTTCACCCAAATTATTCCGTTCCGGACGCGCTGGAGGATGTTTTCATCTAATCGAAGGTGACCGCAGGAGAATCGTCGTCACAAGCGGCTACGCTACCGGAGCCAGCATCCATGAGGCAACGGGCCTGTGCGTAGTTATTTGCGGCGGTGATAGCAATATGCTCACAGTCTGCCGCATTCTAAAAGATTTGCATTGGAAGCATTTGCTTGTAGCAGCGGATAATGACACAGGAAAATCCGAATCCGGTAACAAAATCGCTAAGCGCATCAATACAGAACTAGGAATTCCTTACGTTATTCCAGAAACTCCTGGCGATTTTAACGATATCTTCTGTGCCGGTAAAGATATTTACGGCTATTTCTTCAACATCATACCTCATTTCAGCTTTGACCATTTAAATCATGACCGGACGCCCATTCCCGATGATTTAATCGCTCCACGCATCCTAACCAACGCAGGAATGCTAGTGTTCGGTGGCGCACCCAAAGTCGGCAAATCAGATTTCCTACTAAGCTGGATGGCTAAAATGGCTGCTGGTTCTGAATTCCTCGGCATGATACCCGGACGCCCATTGCGCATATTCTACATGCAGGCAGAGATACAATATGATTATCTAAGGGAGCGCGTTCAGGCTATTGACCTCAGCGAGAAAGAATACGCCCAATGCTCTAAAAACCTCATCATCACGCCCCAGCTGCGCATGTTACTGGATGAAGATGGCGTTTCAAGGGTCGGCAACACCATTGCGCATTGCTTTAAATATGGGCCGCCCGATATCATCGCCATCGACCCCATCAGCAACATATATGACCAGGAGAGCGAGAATGACAACGCTCAAATGATGACGTTCTTAAAATCCCGCGTAGAGGCCCTGCGTGAATATGCTGCACCGCACACAGCCTTTATCTTGGTCCACCACACCAAGAAAATCGCTAAGGACGAACTATTTAAAGATCCCTTCCAGATGTTCAGCGGCGCATCCAGTCTAAGACGTTACTACACAACCGGAATGCTCATGTACCGCACCGACGAGGAAATCAGCGAATGTGTACTAACTTACGAGGTCCGTAACGGCGAGCGCATCCCAAATAAGCGCGTAGACAAAGATTATGGCAAATGGGTAGAAGTAGCCGACGAACAAAGCCGGGCCGTCAAGAAGATGGAAGAAAGCGGCAGCAAGCACCGCGTTGACCGTCAGAAGCGCATGGACACGATCTTAGAGCGCCTAAGAGACGACGCAAGCCGGAACGTATACCATACCACAGCAGGCTTCTCGAAGCTCTACGAGCATAAATACGGACTACCCAGAAGCCGAAGCATTCAAGAAATGCTCGGTGTGATGTTGGCTCAAATGAGTCACATTATATGGCTCGATGAAGATACCGGAAACATACTCATATAAGCTAATATCTAACTGTGCATTTCTTATGCATAATTCGGCGCACGCAACTTTGCGCGTCGCAACCTATTGTAATCGCTAGTGCTTAGTTTTTGCCTTATATATTGCTGCAAATTTACTGGCGCACATCTTTAACTTTTTGTATTTATTTAGTAAAATAGTGCTTGCAAAATGCGCGCCGACATGCTAAGCCCATCAAGGGCTTCAGCACTGAAGCGCTGGTCCCGATGGGCTATGTAGACTTTTTGAGGGTCGTTTTTTAGGTTCTTGCATTCCAAATCCAATCCCGTATAATCCATCCCATGATCGTAAAATACGACACACCCCTGGACGGTAAAAAAAGAACGCTTGCCAAAAAGACAATTATGGCAGAGAATTGGGAATATGCGACGGATGACGGAGACGTGTTGGACAATTACAGACATGCGTTTCCGGTAATTACGATTGATGAATTTTCACATGGGTTAGAGGATTGATATGGCTAAGGGTCCAAAAGGTTTTAGCAACGTACAGCAGTCAATTTCAAAGAAAGAGGGTATCCCGATGAAGAATGCGGGTGCGATTTTGGCCAGTGCGACGAGGGCATCGAGTAAGCAGGCAAAGAAAGACAATCCAAATCTTCTTAAAGTAAAAATGCCGAAATCAAAGAAGTATTAAAATTATGTACGCGTGCTTCTGTCCTCAGTGCGGTAGGGAAAAATTGGTAAAAGAAAAAAGAAGCATAAACGCCACATGTAGGGGTTGCGCCGCGCTCCTCGCCGTGAAGAAACGATACGAGAATGGGAATTGCGACGGACGCGGTTCTGAGAAACTTTATTATCATTGGAAGGATATGATTGGGAGAACCAAAAAATCACCCTCATATATTAGAAAAGGTATAAAGGTTTGCGAGGAATGGAGTGACTACATCTCCTTTAAAAAATGGGCAGAATCAAATGGATTCCAAATTGGCATGCATTTGGATAGAATTAATCCAAATCGTGGCTATAATCCCGGTAATTGCAGGTGGATAAGCAGATTGGCCAATACGTCACGAGTAAATAGCATAATTATAGAAGATATTAATTTAATTATAAATCTCAGCAATCGTGGTTACAGCTCCCAAGACATATTGAATATAATGTGCAACCCTCAAGAGTCATCTGGGGAGACTCTTGCAAAAGGTAACTTTCCCCGATTAATTAAGTAAAATCATGGCGAATATTGAAGAGCCTACGTGGCGCAATAAACATAAGATCGGCAGCCTTATGGCCCGTGTGCTGAAACATGCCAATGGCGAAATCGAAATGACGCCCAGCCAGATCAATGCAGCCAAGCTGTTCCTTTCCAAAACCGTGCCGGATCTGAACCGATCCGAACTTACCGGCAAAGACGGTGGCGCAATCCAAACAACGAAAGAATTATCCGAGCTTGACAAGCAATTGCTGGAGCAATACATTAATTCACACAAATAACCTGTAAATAGTCTAGGGGGACTACATGAGCTACAATGGTGCATTTAAGAATTATCGTTCGCAACTGAATGGCTGGGCAGTTGCTCAGGCACTTGACGCCAGCAAGTCGGGCGTGATTGAAGTGCTGGGGCTGCCAAACTTGCTGGAATACGCAAAAGAACTTGGCGACTATGCTTATGTGGCTGAGCAGGATCTTGGTGACATCACGGATCGCTTTGCTAAAATTCTAACGCTGCTGGAAGATCCAATCTCTGCTGCTGAGGACCTGATTAACGAACTCCAATTCTTCATTGAACAGCATAATGCGAAATATCCCAAGTTAGCGGATGCAACTGTTGGGAGCGCATAGTATGAGTATTGATCTGAATCAACTGCATACGATGGATCGCGCGTCTTTGGATAAGCTCGCAATTCAAGTTGGCGTCCGCACACATCACAAGCAAGCTGATAAAACAGTGGTGGAGAATATCATGAATAAGGTTACGCAGCCTGCACCGCATGTTCCTGAAGTGGTGAGTGAGGATGCAGTGGAAAAGGTAGTTGAGTATTGCTCGCCCGAGCAGATCCAGGAAGCGATTGCGAAAATCAAAGCAGGACAGACTCGCTTGCATGATAAGTATGATGACATTAGCTGGCGGTTTATGTTTGTTAATGATGCTGGGCGAATCTTGCGTGAGGATAGTGGCACGCTATGGATGCCGTTATCTCTGATTAAGTTCAAGGCGTCTGAAGTTGCCAAGGGGCCGCGTGCGTTGCGTGGCATGCCTAAAGAGCATTTTGAGGGTGGCGCGGCAACTGGCCCGAATGCGTACACGAATGTTGTGTTGGCGTAATGCAGGAAATCCTCGATGCATTCTATGCGCAGGCAGGTGATGTGAAAATTACGCAACCGGAAGCTAGGATGCTTTCTGATTTCGTGAGCAATTATATTCACGATCAGTATGCTAAGATGCAGAAGAGCGCGGAAGAAATGTCTCAGCGAGATTGGATGAGTCTAGTGGATCTTCTGGAACACGAGCAATCGCGTTTCAAGAAAATCATTGGCGCGTTTGGCCTTGAATTTGGTTGGCGGAAGGCCAAGAAACAAATTAAGTAGGTAGCTGTATGTCTTCCATCCAATCCAAATCCATAACCGAACTGCGTGCTATCGCCCAGGGCTATGGCGTCGATGATATCTTTAAGAAAGACCAGACGCAGTTGCTTGATGCTATTCGTCAGAAGCAAACCAACATGCAGCCCGAGCCGGAGATTGTCATTCCTAAACCGGAGTACGACGCAAGACTGATGAGCCGACCTCCGGCGAAGAATATAAATAATGATTGGGCGCTTGAACTAATGCAGCCATATATCGCACGCGGGCTTACATTTTCTATTGATGAGAATGGCGAGCGCTGGTCAATGAAATGCGGTAAGAAGAATGACGAAGGCACAATGCGTATGAAGCCCATGACATTGCTGCAATGTGCTGACCGGGTTATTAGTGGCTGATTCACGCACTGTTCAGGCCGCATGTCGCGAGCGGTTCTACATGTTCGCAGCCAAGGCCTTTGAATTGGTAGAGCCGGGAACCACATTTGAGTGGACGTGGCATCTTGAGTGCATCGCTGAGTTTTTGGAGGCAGTGTATCGTGGGGATATAAAGCGCCTCATCATCAACATGCCGCCGCGAACGCTTAAAAGCTTTATGGTGGCCCGCGCATTCCCGGCCTGGGTAATGGGTAAGAAGCCCGATACTAAGTTCATTGTATCGTCATATGGCCATGAAGTTGCTGAGCAGAATAGCATGGCATGTAGGCGCATTATCAAAGACCCTTGGTATCAGTCTACATTCCCTGGCACCCGCATTAATCCTGAACTGGACCGCAACACTCACTACGAGACTACGCAAGCCGGGCAATACTATGCCGCGTCAGCGCTCAGTCCGGTGACCGGGATTGGTGCCGAGATTATTATTCTAGATGACCCCATTAAGCCAATGGAAGCCGGTTCTGAAACTATCCGCAATAGCACGAATGAGAATATCCGCACTACGTTCTTCAGCCGCTTTAACGATAAGCGCACTGGTAAGTTCATCCTCGTGATGCAGCGTGTTCATGAGGAGGATCCGACCGGGAATTTACTGAAAGACGGAACATGGGTGCATCTGAAGTTGCCTGCCGAAGCTAAAGCACCGATCACCATTGAGCTGGGCAACAAGAAATGGGAAATGAAGCCGGGTGATTTACTGATGCCGCAACGGCTGTCGCGCGAAATCCTAGACCAGACGCGCCTAGATATGGCGGAATACAATTATGTTGGTCAATACCTACAAGAGCCCGTTCCTATTGGCGGGGGCGAATTTAAAGAAGAATGGTTGGGCCAATATGCTGAAGGCGGCATTAAGCCTAAGGAAATGAATATCTGCATTCTCGTCGATCCTGCTGGCGGCGAGGAAATGAACAAGAAGAAAAAGAAAACATCCGATTGGACCGTGATGGCAGTGATTGGCATGGGGCCTGACCAGAACTATTACTTGCTTGATATGGTTCGCGACAGACTCAACCCCACGGAACGCGTTGACACGTTATTCATGCTGGTTCGCAAGTGGATGCAATTATCCGGGCGCAATCCAAAGGTCGGCTACGAGAAATACGGCATGATGACGGACACGCATTATATCCGTGAGAAACAAAGACTTGACGCATACCACTTCCCGCTTGTTGAGATTGGCGGCTCGATGATTAAGGAAGAACGTATCCGGAAGTTAATACCCGACATGCAGCAGGGGCGCTGGTATTTCCCAGGCACGTTGGCCTATGTGGACCAAGAGGGGCGCAAGTTTGACCTGATGACTGAATTTAAGGGTGAAATGTCGATGTTCCCCCGCGCGAGGCATGACGATATGTTGGATGCCATATCACGTGTATATTCTGTAGAATTGTGCATGACATTCCCCAAAGAGCGTGCTAGTATGGTTTCCAAAGCTATCCGAAGCGCGCGTGGATCTGCGCCTGAAACCTGGGAAGATTTCTAATCATGGCGATGAACAAGGCCGATGTAGTTAAGACATTCAAGAAACAGAAAGAGATATCCAATCGCGGGCTGTCACAGCAGCGGGAGAATACCGAAAGCTGTTACTCGTTCTATAATGCGGACCAGATGACTTACTCTGACCGCATTCAATTCGAGGATACGTGGGGCCGCAGACGCCGCGCGATGGTTAACTTCAATGATGTTCAGAAGAATGTCGATTCCGTTGCTGGCTTTATGGCGCAGAATCGCCGACAAGCTAAGTATGTGGCTCGTCTTAATCAGAATCAGGGGCAACAGCTTTATTCTAAGAACATGAATGGCATTGCGGACTATCACCGTGAGAAAACCAATGCAGACCAGATTGAATCAGATCAGGATCTGGATATGCTGGTTTGTGGGTATGGGGCAGTTGATACAGAGATTTCCTACCAGATAGGCCACGCGACTACGATGCCGAATGGCGAGATATTCAAGAAGAATATCGCCCCAGACTGCGTGTATTGGGATCCGGCGGCCAAATGGAAGAACAACATCGACGCCCGATGGGTTGGTTATTATGAGGACTATGAACTTCAAGATGCGCTAAAGCTGTTTCAGGATTCTAAGCAAGAAGATTTTGAAGCAGTATCAGATGAAGATCCAAGCGATACGGGCTATGTGTTCAATCCATACGGCGGTATTTACGACAAAATTAAGCTGATGAACACGGTGGAATGGACATCGAAAGACCAGGAAATGGTCCGTGTTTACGATCATCAATGGATGGAATACGAGACATTCTACAAGGCGGCCAATCCTCTTTACTCAACGAACGATCCGCTTGATGCCATGTTCATGAAGCTGAAGATGGATGAGATTAAGGCGTCCATCGTACTGCCGGGCGACACTGAGCAAGGGGACGCATTCGAGTTTGACCCGACTGCTGAGGATTTGACGTTTGACGAACAAGTGAAGCAAAAACTGGTTAAGCAATTTGGCAGCCTTATTCAGCCGATTCCATTCAAGCGCGAAGTTTATTACAGCGCCGTTGTATCTGGCGAACATGTATTCACTTGGTTTAAATCCATCTGTCAGCAGGGCTTCTCGATTAAGTTTAAGACTGGCACATGGAACCACACGCGCAAGATGTGGATGGGCATGGTGAACCCCATGATGGAGCCGCAGAAATATAAGAACAAGGCCCTCACCGAACTGATGTTCACCATCGCTGCCAACAGCAAGGGCGGCGTGATGATCGAAGAGGACGCGGTAGAGGATATTGCGGACTTTGAAACTAAGTGGGCCAAGACTGACGCCGTAATTAAGGTTGCATCTGGCGCTCTTGCTGCGGGCAAGATCCAGCAGAAAACCCAGGGCGCGGTGCCGACTGGTCTAGAGAATATTATCACGCTATCGGAAGCCAATATTGCGTCTAACGGAGTTGACCCTGCGTTCCTTGGTGATATCAGCAAAGAGGATCAGTCTGGCCTTCTGTATAAGCGCCGTATCCGCCAAGTTATCAGCAAATTCGCGCGTTACTTCGATTCAATTACACTGTACCAAAAAGAAGATGCGCGCTTGATGGCAGATTTAATCCGTGTATGGGTTGAGAACAATCGCGGTCAATGGATTCGCATTACTGGCGAAGATGGTGCTGCTGAATTCATGCAGTTGGCAGAGGATAAACTTGCGCCAGATTATGACGTGGATATTCAAGAAGCATCACAGTCAAGCGACGAGAAGCAAGAAACCGCTATTATGCTGTCTCAGGCAGGATTTAACTTACTCACAGCCGGTGCGGCACAACAGGGCATGTCATTTATTACTGAATCGCTCCAGTTCTATCGCTTGGATGGCGATGTTCGCAATCGCTTAACGCAAGCCATGCAGCCGCAGCAACAGGTCGATCCTCAACAATTCCAGATGATGCAACAGCAGTTGCAAGCTATGCAGCAATATATCCAGTCGGGTGAAGTGGATAAAATCAAGTCAGAGACTCAGAAGAACACCGCTCAGGCCATTAAAACGATGAAAGATGCTGGCGTAAGCGAGGCTGAAATTCCAAAAATGCACGCGGAAACTATCGAAACACTTGCTAATGCACATAAAACGTCTGTAGAATCTCGTTCAGCCGACCATGAGCATCGTGTTACTCGCGCTTTAACTAGTATGTAATTTAAATTCCAAGGGGGAATTATGAGTCTTTTTGAAGAAATGGAACAACTGAAGAAGCAAATCGAATCCGCTGAATTGGCGGAGGCTGAAGAAGTGGAAGAGGTTGAGGAATCTGCTGAGGAAAGTCCTGCCGAAGAAGAAGCGCAAGATCCGGTTGAGGCGGTAGAAGAAGAGAAAAAAGAATCTGTAGTCGAAGAAAAGAAGGAAGAAACGGATTCTGCTGGTGCTGCGCGCTTGCGTCGTGAAGCTGCCGCTGAACGCAAAAAGAATGAGGCATTGCAGCGAGAGATTGACGAACTGCGTGCATCGCAGAAGGCGGCTGTTAAGGATGAGGTTGAAGAGATCGCGAGCCGACAGGAAACGCCCCCGGAAATAGCATCGCTTGTTGAAGAGCAGCGCATTCGTGGTGCCGAACGTGAATTCGCGGCGTTGGAAGAGAAGTTCCAACGCACTGCACCTGATTATGAATCCGTATCGCAGCAATATGCACTTGCCTTAGCGCAAAGCATCAAGATCCAGAATCCGCGCATGTCTAACATTGAAGTGGCAGAACAAACCAAACGCACTTTGCTGGCTAAGGCTGGCGATTATGTGCGCAAGGGCTATGATCCCATTGAAGAATTATATCATGAGGCAAAAGAACTTGGGTTTAAGGCCCAGGAAAAAAAGGCAGAAGTTGCGCAAGAAGAGGAATTAAAGCCCGACCTGTCTAAAGTAGCCAAGAATCGCGCAAAAAGCACAGGCATGGCCGCATCATCTGGACGTTCTGAGGGCAAGCTTACCAAGGCTGCCGCAGCCGACCTAAGTGTTGGCGAATGGGCAAAGCTTCCCAAGGAAGAAAAGCGCCGGTTGCTGAGCAGCTAAAATATATCTTGAGTAATACAGAATAATCATGTAGATTATTCATACTAAACGCGTCGTTCACGTTACGAACAGGCCACCGCATGGATTTAAATGGCGGCGCAGCGGGCAGCGATAGCCCCCTCTGCAACACATGGTCGTGCATGTAAAAACACAGCGGCTTCGTGGGCCTTTAACTCACTGTATCTAGCAGTTGAATATAGTTTAATTCATTCAACCATTTACAGGAGTTTACCATGGCATCAACTGCTATGACTTCCGCAAATGCCCTTACACTGAAACTGTGGGCTTCGGAAGATTGGGTAAACATGGGTCAACGTACTTGCTTCGGGCATCTTTTTGCGCGCGGCAGTATCTTCTATGCTGAGGAATTCCTCGGTCAGAAGGCCCGTGGTGATAATATTACCTATGACTATACCAACAAACTGACCGGTATCCCGGTTGGTGAAGGCGGTACGCTGGACGGCAACGAGGAAGCACTCAATCTGGGCGCATTCACGATGGCGATTAACGTAACCCGTATCGGCGTTCTTAACCCGAATGACGACACCATCGAACAGCAACGTACTCTTGTTGACTTCCCGGAACGCACCCGTCAGGTGATTCCGAATCGTCACAAAGAATTGCTTGATACCGCTGTGTTCCAGCAACTGGCTGGCGCTTACCCGACCTCGTGGACCGAAAACGGCACCACTTGGAGCGGTAGCAACCGCCTGTTTGTTACTGGCCACAACGTACCCGTTGCACCCTCGACGAGCCGTATTCTGTACGCTGGCGGCGTAGCGAACGATCAGTCGCTGACTTCGAGCAACACCTTCACCTGTGATCTGATTGATTTCGCTGTTGAGCAAATTGACGCTTCTGACCAGCCGATTGAACGCTTGGATGACCAGACGTTCGATCTGTATGTCCACTCGTATCAGCTGACCGACCTTAAACAAGATACCTCGGGTAAGATTCAATGGTTCCCGATGGCTCTTGCGCGCGCAACTGGTGGCGATTCGTCGCAACTGGATGGCGTAATGGTGGCTAGCATGCCGTGCCTTGGTCAATACGCGGGTGTTAATATCTACTCGGCCCCCCGCGTAGCATATGGCGTCAACGCAAGCACCTCGGCTGTTATTACGACTGTTCGCCGCGCGGTTCTGGTTGGTAAGGATGCCCTTACCTTCGCTAGCCCGTTTGGTGGCCGTCCGACTGACAAATCGGTTCCGCTTAAATACTTCTCGCAGTTGAAAGACTACGAATACTACAAAGGTCTGGAGGGTCGCATGATCTATGGTCTGAAAAAGACTGTGGCATCGAACTCGTTGGATATTGGCGTATTCGTTATCTCCACCTACGCAGCAGCACATAGCTAAGGAGATATAAAATGGCACTTCCTACAATCGTTCCTACTGGCTTTGCTGGTGATTACACCGACTTTCTGAAAACGAAGGATGACCGCTCCGGCGCAGTCCGTCGCGTTCAGGGTGAAATCTCGGTTCCCGCCACTACGGCCACTACTGCTATCGTTGGCTTGTTCCCGTTCAATAGCGGCATGTCTTTTGCCGGTCTTGGCGGTTACAACTTCAACGTAGCTGATCTTGATAGCTCGACCAACGTTACCATTAGCCTGGGCGTTGCTTATCAGGATACCGTTCAAGGCACGGACGCGCTGACGCTTATTACGTCTGGCTCGACTGCACCGCAAGCTGGCGGCTTTGTGGCTCCTACTGCTACCAACTGGATGGAATTCGTTTCCACCGGCAATGGTTGGGTGGTTGCTACTTTTGGCGCAGCTACCACGACTACTGGTAACATTACCTTCAATATTCCGTTCGCTTACGATCAGCCGGTATTGATTGCTTAATGGCTACACTCGTACAGATGAAACAGTGGGTATCGAAAAGGTTGCAAGACCCGAACAATACCGCTGTTTCATCTGACGATGTGACAGATCTGATTAACATGGCGCTTGGCTATTGGAAAAATGATCGTTTCTGGTTCAATGAAATTACGGATACAACAATCATACCGCAGGGGGTGACTACTATTCCGCTTCCGGATGATTTCTTAGTCCCTTCAATTGACGATGCATTTGTCATTGAATATTCCGGCATTCGCTATCCTCTGAAGAAAGTTTCAGAGTCGATGTACAATGCGATGTATCTATCTAACGGCGTTGGGCAACCATGGTGGTATTCACGCCAAGCATCAACCGAATATCAAGTCTATCCCATCCCGGACCGAGATTACACGCTGCGCCGTTTCTATTTGCGCAACTATGATGATTTTGCAACGGATGATGACACCAATGATTTTTCCGAGAATGCCAACATTCTTTTGCAATACACTGCTGCCGCATATGGTAGCCGCGATTTCCGTCAGGACATGACGATGTATCAGGCATTCATGGCGCGCGCCCAAGATGAATACGAGAACCTGTTGCAGACAACCCGCAAGGATAATGCGACAGGTTCTCTCACTGTTAATTCAATTCTAACTTCGTACTAACTCACCTCTCATCAACTAAAAGGATTTAAACTATGGGTAGATATCTTACTGACGGCACTGCGGAGTCCCTGGGGATTCTTGCACTTGCCCGTCAAAAGACGTTCGCCGCAGCGGGGAGCGCCCAAACGGACGCTACTCTGGTCGGTCATCCTCTTAATCTCGTTACTGGCGCATCCGGCACCAATGGCGTTGTGCTTACTAAGGCAAAAGTCCCGGGCCGCACTGTAGAGATTTATAGCTCTGCCGCGACCAACGCGCTGCTGGTTTACCCGCCCGTTGGCGGCACGATCAATAATGGCAGCACCAATGCGTCCTTCTCCGCAACGGCGCGTACTCCGTTTATCTTCACTTGCACCAGCGCGGATGGCCTCACTTGGATCGCGAAGTAAGAGTATATATTGCCGTACCTAGTTGCAGAGATTGGAAGGCTCAATTTGGCACTTCAATTTGTGCGCTGGTACGGCAAGCCACGCTTAAGGGAATCCCATTAGAGCTTAACGCAATGATGGGGGCGTCACTCTTGCCGAAAGCAAGAGAGATGGCTGTACGTCACGCGCAATCCATCGGCTCGACGCACATTTTGTTCCTTGATGATGATATGGGATTCGAGGGTAATTTGCTGGAGATGCTGCTAGCGGCGGATAAGGATATCGTGGGCGTGAATTATATGACAAAAAGCCCGATTGCGTCCAAGCCGACTGCGTATACGCTGGATAACCAGCTTATCACTGGAAACGATATATTGGGTGTTTCAGAGGTTGGTTGGATTGGATTCGGTGCGGTTCTGATTCGTCTTGGCGCACTGGTAGATATTCCCGCGCCACTCTTTGAGGTTCGCTGGTTACCCGAAAGTAACGACTATCTGGGAGAAGATTTGTTCTTCTGCAAAAAAGTGCGCGAACATGGCCTTAAGATTCACTTACACCACGATATCGCCATGAAGCATATTGGTGATTACCCCTACGGAAAGGCTGCATAATGCCTACTTTTACAACACATTTCGATTTAGCGAAGCCGCTAGTAAATAACGCTACCGATCAGGATCTGTGGGGCGGCTATCTTAATGGCGATATGGATACGATTGATTCCGCGCTGTGGACTGCGCAGCGCTTTATTTCTCGCGCCGTTACCACTACGGATTCGGCCACCACTGCGGATAATCATAAAATATTGCTTTGCGATGCGACTGCATCAGCATTCACCGAGACTTTGCCCGCCGCTGCTGATGCAGGCGATGGGTTTACTATCGCGGTTAAGAAGATTGACGCATCGACGAATGCTGTGACGGTTGATGGAAACGGCGCTGAATTGATTGATGGGGCAGCGACATTTGCGTTGTCTGCTCAGTATGCCTATGTAGTTTTAGTATGCAATGGCACGGGATGGAATATTGTTAGTAAAATCACTAATGTTGTTGATGCGACCACCTCTGTTAAAGGTATTGTCCAATTAGCGACATCTTCTGAAGTCCTAACTGGCACAGACACGGCCAAGGCTATTGTTCCATCGGCTTTTGCTGGGAATAAAAGTTTGGCGACCGATGGGTATTATAAATTGCCTGGCGGCCTAATGATTCAATGGGGTGCGATATCTAGCACAACCGCGAACACTTCATCCGCAAAGACTTTTCCAACTGCATTTACTACCATTTACCAAGTTACGGCTACTCCTATCGGGACTCTCGGAACAGCTGACGGAGGCCGCTATACGATTAGCGGCATCAGCAACACTGGTTTTACGGTCAACAATGGGTACGATGCCGCCGTGACTGGGGGGTTTTTTGCAGTAGGTCTTGCTTAATGACAAAAAACTCGGATATGAACGAAATCGACATTACTCCTGGAGTGATGCCGATTACAGACGCAACGCCCTCGGATATTCCGTGCTGGGCTGACGCACTGCATATTCGATTTGACCCAACTACTGGCCGCGTTCGTAAGATCGGTGGTTGGTCATCGCAGACTTTTGATTATAGCGATACTATTTCTGGCACTGTGCGAACCATTTATTCCGCTACGGTGAATAATAAAATTTATACGATTATAGGAACCGACTCTTATTTATATTCGCTAATTGGGTCGCAGCTTACCAATATTTCACCTCTTGATACCAGCTCGGTTGCCGCCGCTAATTCACTGGCTACGCATTATGGAACTCTTGCGGCAAACCCTCTTACTACCGTGAATGGCTCCGGAACCATCATTGTGGCCGATACGCAGGCATCCTTACTAGAGGCAGGAGACACCATTACATTGTCGGGTGCGTCAACCACGCATGGCATTCCTAATACGGATATTAACGCAGCGCATATTGTGCGGAGTGTTGGCGTAAATAGTTACACGATTTTTGTTGCTACGCTCGCCACGTCAAGCGGAACGGGCGGCGGTGCGTCGGTAGTTCGCTCCAGCGGTCTTTTAACGCTTACTTCTGCTGCGCATGGTCTGAGCAATGGCTATCGTGTGAAAGTTTCGGGAGCTGCGAATACTGGCGGTATTTTGGCCGCAGCAATCAACTTAGAATTTATTATTCGCAACGTCACAACGAACACGTTCGATTTCATGACCGCAGGAACGGCCACTTCATCGGTCAGTGGCAGTGGCGGAGGTTCCACTATTTATTTCCCGCAGATTGACGCGGGAAATCTTAACCAAGGATTAGGGCAGGGATACGGCACGGGTCTATATGGCGTAGGTCTATATGGCACAGCACTTATTTCTTCCTCCGGCGAAACCTATCCGCGCATTTGGTTCGTGGATCGCTATGGCGATAATTTAGTTATGACGCCGGGAAATTCTGGCGGCGTCTATGAATGGCTTGATGATACTAGCGTTGCACCCACTTTGGTTTCTGGTGCGCCAACTGATGTCAATTATATTTTTGTATCTGATAATATCTTGGTTACCTTCGGACATGATGCGGAAAACAAGATATTCGCATCTGACCAGGGCGATATCACGCAATGGACTGCCTCAAGCTCTAATCAGGTGTTCGAGGATTATGTCGAAGGCGCTGGCAAGCTAATATCGCACTGTCCCGTGGACGGTTACAATCTTATCTTCACAGAAAATCAGACCTATACTTTTACCTATATTGGCCTGCCGCTGATTTGGCAGATTGCTACTCTGGATGCAGCCATTGGCATTATATCGCCCATGGCCCGTGTTTCAGTGAATGGCTACGCATATTGGATGGGCCAACAGAACTTTTATATGTTCCGTGGCGGCAAGATTGAGGTCATTCCATCCAATATCGGCACGCAATCATCTATCCTGCGCTATGTATTCGATGATCTGAACTACTCGCAGCGGTTCAAGATTTTTGCGTGGTATAATGAGAAATACGATGAAATCTGGTGGCATTACCCGAGCGCGCAATCCAATGAATGTGATCGCATTGCCCGGTTCAGTCGCAAGCTTGGCTGCTGGGTTAACGATATGATGAACAGAACTGCGGCGGAATATCCGGTGCAAAGCTTGAGTAACCCGCGTTTAGCCAATGTCGGGACGCTATATCTACAGGAAAATGGTGTAGATGCGGACGGCCTACCACTATCATGGTCAGCTACCACCAAAAAATACATTTCCGGCAAAGATACGGTTATCCAAACGCAATTTATCCCTGATTTCAATTTTTCCGGAACTGTCAATCTGAATTGCCGACTTTACAACTACGCACAATCATCTGTGGCGATGAATAACAGTAATTATGCGATTGCCACGACTACGGAGCGCGTTCCCATGCAGCTGAACGGACGCTATTATGATTATACTTTCTCCGGAAGTGAACTTGGCCAGTCATTCTTAATGGGCCAATGTTATGAACAGCCTCAAAAAGCAGGAACTGCGCCGTGAGCAATACTTTTGATGCATATCCTTATTGGCCCGCTGAGACATTGCAGGATGTCAAGGACCAATTACGCCAAATTACGAGCCTGCGTAAAAAAGATATCACTTTCATTGACAATCTACAGAATATATTTGTGAATGGGCGAAAAGTTGGTAGAATACCTAGCAGCAGCGCCGATGTGCTGGTGCAGGACAAGGTGGGTGATTTTAACGTAACCGCGAGTTTTGCATATTATTTGATTGACAATAGCGGCACGCCAGCATGGCGCAGGGTCGCAGTAGGAGCGTTTTAGATGGGTTTCCTTAGCGGCCTCACGCAAACATTATTTGGTGGATCGCAATCCAGCGGCAGCTCCAATTCGCAATCTGGATTTGGCCTTCTGCCGACTGAATTGCAACAGCCATTTAAGAACTACGGCACTCAGGTAAATAATCAGCTAACCAGCGGCAATCTTACCAAGATGTTTACGCCGTTAGCCCAGACGCAGGGTGAGACGCAGGCATACAATGCTATTAACCATGGGTTCTCCCCAGATCAGCAGCAGCTGAACAGCGATATTCAAATGCAGATGAATCCTTATAATGATTCAGTTCTTAACCAAGTTCAGCAACAAGCATATGGCCAAAACAGTGCTTTGAAAAGTGCGTTAACTGCAGCGGGACAATATGGCAGTAACCGTCAAACCCTAGGTGCAAATGATATCGCTAATACGCAAGCAAATACTATCGGCTCTTTGCTGGGCGGTCAATTTAACACTGCATTGCAGAATGCGTTAACTACATTGCCTCAATTGCGCCAGCAAGATGCGCAGGGTCAATTAGCGGCAGGCGCTAACCAGCGCGCCCTCGCAGGGCAACAATCGTCTGCTCCTATTACGGCATTACAACAACTTGGCGCGGCACTTGGTATTCTCCCGACATCTGGCGGCAGCACCGGCAGCAGCAGCCAACAATCGACTTCTAGCAAGGGAATATTCGGGGGATTATTCGGATGATAGATCAGCAGCAATTATTGGCCGCCCTGCAGCAGCTGGCAATTGGTCGTCATCAACAAGATGGCCAGCCGGGGCTGGGCGCGTCTATTATGCAGCCTTTGGAGATGCTGCCTTACGATCAATCAGCCGCAAAAGGTTCTGGCATTATGAACCAACTTAACAGTTTTATGACCCCATCTATGCCATGGCAGAATCCAACCAATATCGGTGATTTCTTGGGGCAGCAATTCAATAGCCAGCAATATCAAGTCGATCCATCGCAGAATAGTGGCGGCATCATGAACTTTATTAGGAGTTTACTATGACCGCGAGTTTAATTGGCGCATTGGGCGGCATTATTGATTCTCTAAGCGGGGATAATTCTCCCGGCGCATTGACGCGCCTGAACAATAATTTTGTCGATCCCGATGTTTTACAGCAACGTCAGCAAATTGCGCAATATCCAGCATTGCAGCAATTCGCCGCACAGCAAGCGGCGACTAATCCTAATTCTCCCACTGCACCACTGGCCAATTTGGCTGCTATCGCGCCTAACATTGCCGCGCAACCTTATGCAAATGCTCTCTTAGAACAACAAAAAACGCAATTGACAAATCCACTGGCGAGCGCCCTTGCGACTTGGAACCAGGGCAAGCAACCCGCTCCCGCAAATCCTGGCGCTGCCGCTCCAGCTTCGGCATCCAATGACTCATACACATTCCAACCAGAATCACCAGACGACAAGCGTAATTACGATTTCTTGAATACCGTTGTTCCTCCCGCTTACCGCGCGCAGGTTCTGGCCATTAGTAACGGCGATGAAAGCGTTGGCAATGCTGATTCCTTGCGGCAAAATGGCTTACTCACCCTAGCTACCAATTTTGATCCGAGCATTAGTAAAACGGATTTCACTGCGCGTCAAAACACGGCAAAAGATTTCAGTTCTGGTGGTAAATCTGGTCAAGCTCTGACTTCGATTAACACGGCTACTAAGCATTTGGCCCAGGTTGCGCTTGCTGGGCTTGATTTGAATAATGGTTCAAATCAATGGCTAAATCATATCGAGAATAAGATTGATCGTAAATTTGGCAGCAATAAGATCACCAATCTGGATTCCGTAGTCCAAACTGTGGCTCCTGAGTTAGCTAAAGCGGCAGCTAGTGGGGGGGATACTACACAAGATGAACGCAATGCTCAGGCTTCTAGCTTCGGCGGAGATCTTTCTCCCAAACAATTACTGGGAACTGTTGCGGGCAAGGTTGATCTCATGCAATCCAAAGCAGATGAGCTGGCGAATTCGTATCAAAAGAATATGGGCCACAGCGCAAAGCAAATCATCAATCCTGAAAATAAGCAAACGCTGTCCGATCTTAAATCGCTGGCTGATTTTGCGAACAAAGACAAACTTGATTCTCCAGAAGCCCAAGCAGTCGTTCAGCGGCTGCGCGGAGTTGTTGGGCAAACTGCCCCATCGTCTGCTGCGCCGGATAATTCTGGACGCAAAGTGATTAAATTCTCGGACCTTCCGGGGGCTAAATGATTGACCCCAATCAATTGAGTGCACTTGAGCAGCAATATGGACTGCCTAATGGTCTATTATCTGCCGTTCAGCAACAAGAATCCGGAGGCAACTCGAATGCGGTTTCTCCCAAGGGTGCGCTAGGCTCGTTCCAATTCATGCCAGCCACAGCTCAGGCTTACGGTATTGACCCGACTGACCCCCTTCAGGCGGCCAATGGGGCGGCGAGGATGTTCGGGGATTTATCAAAGCAATATGGCGGAGATGTCCCCAGTATGCTCGCCGCCTACAATTGGGGCAGCGGCAATCTATCTAAGTACGGCATGCAGGCAGCGCCCCCGGAAACGCAGAATTATGTTAAGAGCATCACATCCAAGCTAGGCAATCCGCAATATGCCCAAGCCGATACTGGTACGCAATCGGATGCCAAAGTTGACGATACGGTTGATGTGGAATTACCTGACGGGACCATAGTCCAAGGCGTTCCTCCCGGCATTACTCAACAGCAGCTTCAGAAGATGATAGGTGTGAGTGCAAAACCAACTTTCGGCCAGAAAGTTGGCGCTGACTTAGAAAAACGTCTGGGTCAAGTTACTAATTCTCTGCTCAGTGAATATGCGGGCAATCAATCTACTCCAGAAACTGCCCTTCAGATTCTTGGCAAGGGCGAGGCTGGTTCTGCCCTTGATACGATGGGCAATGCAATTTCTGCAGCTACTCCACAAATAGCCAAAGATGCTCTTTCTTCTGCGGCGCAATGGCTGAAATCTACGGATGTCGGCGGAGCGCTGGCTAATTTTGGTTCGCAAGCGCAAAATGCTTATGGCCAATTTCAGCAAAGCAATCCCCGTGCCGCAGCAAATATTGAGTCTGTAGCCAATCTAGCGGCACTTCCTAGTGCTTTGGGTGCGAGTGGTACTGCGGCTTCCGCTGGTGGTAAGACATTGGAAACTGCCGGTAATGCCATCGAGAAATCAGCTACTACTTCGGCATCTAAGAATAAAGCGGACTTTGTTAAAGATTTGATCCTACCTAAAGATACTGCTGCCGTGAAGACTGACCAGTTCGGCAGATCCACGGAAAGCGGTATTCTGCGTAATCGTCAAGTGCAATTATCTCCCCAAGAGCAAGCTATCGCGGCAAGCGTTGCTCAAGTACCGGGCGTCAGCAAAAGTAAGTCACTTCTGGGTAACTATAATGCCATCGAGGATGCAAAGAACACTGAATCTCAGAGCCTAGTTGATAAACTGAAAAAGAATGATGTTGCCATTCCGGATGATGTAATTGTCAATTCACTTTCTGCAGTTCGATCTAATTTGGCCAAAAATCCTTATATTGTTGGCGATGGCGCTAAAGCTGCTGAGGGTGTTATTAACAATGCATTGGATATTATTTCCCAGAATCCGCAAACAGCATCTGGATTGCTTCAGTCGCGCAAAGACCTGGATCGTCTGATTGCATCGCAGCGCGGAGAAAAAGCATTCAATCCTACCCTGGAGGCGCCGATTACTAATTCAATTCAAGAAGTTCGCCAAGCTATTAATACGATGGTGGCTCAGGCAGTCCCCGAAGCAGACGTTATTGAGTCACTACGCCATCAATCCAATCTCTATCGCGCGCTTGACAACATCAGATCTAAGGGAGCGCAAGAGGGTAAAAATAGGGTAACTCGGGCTATTCAGAGCGTTGCACCGAAAAGTCTAGCCGCCAAGGGTGTCTTGGGCGCTTTGGGCCTAGGTGCTACGTATGTAGCCGCTCCTTACGTTGCGGGAGGATTAGCGGCCTACGGCGCGCAAAAAGCCATCCGCAGTCCAGAATTATATAAGGCCATTGGTTCAGCGTTATCGAAAACAGGAAAATTAGCACAAATGTAAAATTGGGTGGCACTGATGCCGCAAATAATGTAGATTTACAGAAATAATATGGAGAATTAATATGGCTATCTATACCGCCGCCCTTAGCGCACAGAATACCAGTGTTTATGTATGTGATGTGGTAAAACCGCGCGCCGAAGATGAATGGTTCGCGAATGCCCTTATCGGCGGCACGTTTGGCTCAGGAACTGTAACGCTTTACTATTCTCTTGACAGTGGCGTTACCAAATATGCCGTTACCCAGGACGGCACAAGTTCTGCTGCCGCTGCTACTGCCGCATCAGCGCTTAATATCCGTGGCGGATGGAGTGGTGTTAACGCAAATATGAAGCTGTACGCGTCAATTGCTACGGCGACCAATCCGGTAATTGCAATCACTGTCGTTGATAACCGCTAATGGCCGATCTTTGCATACAGGATCTTTGCAGGCTAACTTGGATGCCTGATAATCTATACGGTGGCCCCGGTGATCGCATCGCTGGGCAACTGTATTATGATGTGCAATTCACTGGCGGCAATCTCAGTAATGTCACGCTAACGGATGTCACGATTAACGGCGTGACTACGGCGCGTTCGGAAACGATTATAACCGCTCCCGGTAATTACGCGGCGTTGCCCGCTGATTACGTGATTACCATCAATAAGATTACGCCGGAAATTACTACCGTTACGCTACCCGCGTCGCCATCAACCAGCCAATCTTATATCATTAAAGATGGTGCAGGCAATGCGGCCTCTTTCCCGATTACTATCGACGGAAACGGCAAAACAGTTGATGGGCAAACAACGCAGATTCTCGATATTGACTATGAATCTGCTGAATTAATTTTCAACGGCACGGAATGGAATGTCATTGGATCGGTAAAAGAATTTAACGGCGTTGAAGGTCCGGGTGTTTCTTTTGATAATGCTATTGTTCGGTTCAACGGCACTTCGGGGCAGATTGTCCAGAATACGCCCGCCACTATCTCTGATGCGGGCGTAGTTGCTGGGTTATCCATTGATACCGCCGGTGCGCTAAATATTTTAAAAGTCAACGGCACTTCGCTCACTGCCGTCTCCGGTACTGGCAACGTGGTATTGGCTACCGCTCCGAGCTTAAGCAATGCAGTAGTGGGAACGCAACCCGCCGGAGACAATAGCACCAAGGCCGCAAGCACTGCTTATGTTGATAGTGCGGTTAGTAGCAAAGCGCTTACCAATACTCATATTTTTGTCGGCAATGCATCGAATGTTGCAGCTGATGTGGCGATGAGTGGTGATGCGACTTTGGCTAATACCGGAGCGGTCACGCTCGCTACGGTTAACGCGAATGTGGGAAGTTTTGGATCGGCTACGCAAAGCGGCACTTTCACAGTGAATGCTAAGGGCCTAGCGACGGCTGCGTCAAATGTTACTATTACTCCGGCTGTCGGCTCTATTACCGGACTCGGTACTGGCGTTGCGACTGCACTTGCTGCGAATATTGGAACCGCTGGATCACCCGTAGTAAATGGTGGTGCGCTTGGAACACCGTCCAGCGGCATCGCGACTAATTTAACGGGGACCGCAAG